TTATTTGTATATATTTTTTAAATTTTATTTATTTGCTAGTAAACGTTTAATACACGCTTAGTTGGAGAAGGCGAGGCCACCCATACCGGATTGGATACGGAGAACGTTGTAGTTGACCGCGAACATGTCGAGGTTCTTGGAGGCCGCACCGCCGCTTCTGCACTTGACGGCGACTTGCGCGTTGTCAATTCTGGAGAAGTTGCAAGTACCAGTTGGTTGATGCTCTTCTGGCTTAAGCGCAAACGAGTACGAGTAAACGCCCGCGTATGGCGAACCAGAGTGGTGTTGGAATGGTTGAACTTGGTTAAAGTACTTACCGGATTGTTCCTTGAATCTGTCTTGGCCGTTGAGAACCAATTTGAACGTTTCCAAGTTACCAGCATCATCTTCAAAAAACGAAGCCGCACCAGCAGCGGATTCAAAGAGTGGTTGACCATATTGTCCAGCTTGGACAACAACGTTGGCAGAATCGCAATCAACGTACACTTCAGCCATACCATCGTTTTGGGACAAGTTCCACATAGTTTGCGCACCTTCGGAATCACCTTCGGCAACGCACCACACCAATTCCTTAACTGGGTGGTTGTAGGACAATCTGACTTGCTTGGTCGCGCCCGCGGTAACCGTATCGGTACCAGTGTGTTGGACTTGCTCGATCAAGTATTCGTGACCCTTTTGCGCGAATCGTCTGCGCTCTTCAGTGTCGAGGTAGATGTAGTTAGCCCAGACCTTGAATGTGGACGTAGACAAGTACTTGTCAAATTTCGAGGTCAAGTCAAAGTCAATTCTGACTTCGTGGTATTGCAAGGCAATCAATGGCAAGGCCAATCCTGGGTTTCTGTTGAAGAAGAAGACGAGTGGCAAGAAGACTTGCTTACCACCGGTGCCTGGGACTGGGGCAGTTGTCATCTTACCCCAGTTAGTCTTGGACGCATCGGACAAGTACAATTCAGAGTACAATCTCCACCATCTTTGGTAGTGTTTGTCGATTCTTTGACCACCGATGGACAATTCAGCGGACTTGATCGCACGTTCCGCGATCCAGTTAGTATCGTAGTTGTTACCCGATTCATCGTTAACGATGGATTGAGTTGCTCGAGCAGTGGACGCAGTGGACAATTCAATGTACATGTCGCCGACCAAATCACCGTTTCTGGCGACAGTGACGGAAACGCGACCCGAGGCCGCGGCAGTACCGTTAACAGTTTGTTCGATGTTTTCCATCGCAAAGTTTGTGTGGCGTTTGTAAACAGCCTGGAAAAATGTGACTTTTGGGTTACCAGTCAAGTAGACATCTTGGGCGCCGTAGGCGACGAGTTGCATGAGACCACCGGCCATTTTGTTTGTTTTGTACTATAGCATGAGATTTTTATTTGGGACGATTTCGCGAAAAAACACGGTTTGATTTTTCCTGGTACATATAAATGTCAAACGACGACGACGTACCAAAACTTGAATCCGTAGACGAAGAATATATAGAAATTGAATCTGAATCAGGATCCGAATCCGAAATTGGATCGAATATTGAAGAAGATGAATTAACTACAGTCGGAGGCGAACTCCCAGATATCTATGAATTAGAAAATGACGATTTTGATGATGATTATATGGAAGATGAAACTTTTGGTCTGGATAATATGGGTGCTCTCTTAGGTTCCGTACTAACAAACGAAGAAGGTGAAACTGTATGCTCAGCCCTGGTAAACATATCGAGACAACTTGAAGTTCAGAACAAGATAATGATAAAAATGTTAGCTCAACTCCAAAAAAGAGTATAAAAAATTAGCGTGTATTAATTATAATACAAGAAATGGATCCAAACACCTTATTCATTACTCCGGATGCAGACCGCGAAGACGCCTTTTATCACGATATGGCAAATCGCACTGACGATCTTAATCCAGAAGAATTATTAAGGGCAATAAAGTACGAAGAGAAGAATGTTGGATTACTACCGGATAGAAATAATACAGAACTTGTTAATTTGAATCCAGTGGAACTCTCGTATAAAATATTCTTTTCACCTGAAGAATTAGATATTATAACGAACAGACCTAAATATGTAGATATGAGAGTTAAGGAAAAGGTATACAGACATTTGTTAGATCGAAACAGTAAATATTTTAACCGTGCAAAAATACTCGATATACTTTCAAGTGATATGGGAAGCGACGATGATTTAGATATAGGGTTTAGAATCAGGAGACTCACCGATCAGCTTTGTGATTCGTGGAATATTGTTCTTAGTACTAATCGTATTTACGACCGTAAAAATAACCCAACGCAAGTTCCATTAGAAGTTACAACAAATCCTTCGCTATTTAGATGTTCCATGCCAGACTTTGAAGAACTTAACGTATTCCAGAAGTGCATAATGGCAATTTTTGATTCTCTTCATAAAAATGATACAAAACGTTACCGAGGGTATACGTGTAAAGAGATCATAACTACTGAAGGGTATAAGACACGTGCTTGGAAACAGGATGAACCCATAAAAGATTATGTTCATCGGATTGCTAATAAAGAAACATGGTATGAATTGTGGAAAGATTTAACATCCTCTAACGGAACAGCTATGTTTTCTCAAGTCATAAAGCATTTAACAGATTGTACAGATATACAATTTCCGGAAATTGTAAAGAATCGAAGGGTTTGGTCGTTTAAAAACGGTATTTTTATAGGTTCAAAATGGTCTGATAAAACGGGGTTATACCACACGGTCTTTTACCCGTATCATTCAAAAGAATATAAAAATCTTGATCCAACTATCGTAAGTTGTAAATATTTTGATGTTGATTTTGAAGATCATGCAATGGTAGAAGATTGGTCAGATATACCGACACCTCATTTCGAAAGTGTTCTTACATATCAGGAATTCAGTGATGATGTTATCAAATGGATGTACATTTTAGGAGGTCGATTATGTTTTGAACTTAATGAATTGGATAAATGGCAAATTATACCCTTTTTAAAAGGGATTGCACGCTCGGGTAAATCAACTTTGATCACAAAAGTTTTCTGTAAATTTTACGAAACGGCTGATGTTAAAACAATAGCGAATAACATAGAGAGAAAATTTGGATTATCGTCTATTCATAACGCGTTAATGTTCGTTGCACCAGAAATTAAAGGTGATTTCCAACTCGAACAGGCTGAATTTCAATCTATAGTTTCTGGTGAAGAAGTTTCACTCGCTGTAAAATGTGAAACAGCTAAAACATTGATATGGAAAGTACCCGGTATTCTCGGAGGTAATGAAGTTCCACAGTATAAAGATAAATCGGGTAGTATTCTGCGACGTATGGTCACGTTTCATTTTGGAAAACAGGTTACTGATAAGGATACGGACCCAATGCTTGATACAAAACTTGAATCTGAAATACCAGTTATAATTGAAAAGTGTCTTCGTGGATATCTCGAGTATGCTCAAAAATATCAAAACAGGGACATTTGGAGTATACTCCCTAAATATTTCTTTAAAATCCGGGAGCAAATTGCGTCAGCCACAAACCCATTGGAAAGATATTTACAACTGGAAATGTATAAAAATTACGAGATCAAAATGGGTGAAAATTTAAAATTTCCGATCGACTTGTTTGAAGAAATGTTCTTAAATTTTTGCAGTGATAAGAAAATTGCTCGTCCAACTTTCAATAATGATTTCTATAACGGATCGTTCAGTACGCGAGGTATTAAAATACAGAATGAAGTCAATGATTATTGGATCATCACGAACCCAGAAAGGTTAAGTGAACCTGATAATTATAAAGGTAGAAAAGTTCTATACGGTATAAGTCTTGTTGCTAAAGAAAATACAAAGGGGTATGATGTAACCAGTTATAGATAATGATTAAAAATCTCAGAGTAGTGTAAGTATGGACCCTCGTCAATTTGTCAAAAATTCTAACGTACAGGTTCAGCGTTCGGACACCATGCCGAGTATGAATACTAATACACGAGAAAATGTACCAATGTTTAATGAACTTCGTTTGGGTAAATTTAGACCGGGTATGTATAATGCATTAGTAAATAAGCTTTTCACACCCGAAACAAACGGTGATAAACGTGTTAATATCAAATATATACTTAAACAGAAACCTAAAGGTCATGCATCCTTATCAGGTGGTATAACCATAGACGTTAACGAAATAAAAGGTGTTTACGGAAGATTTCAAACCGGTGTTATTCACACAAAAGATTTTGGTTTAAAGGGAAATTTGGATTTAGATTTTTCTTCTGCTCAATTTACTGGGTATATGACAAATGGTATAGAAAAAAAGAATTTTAGTTTTAATATTTATAAAACTGGTAAAATTAGGTTATCGGGTGGATTTTTAGGATCAAAAAACCTTAAAAGACAACCTGAATCTCTGCGTAAATATATAATAGATACGTATACACAAAAACAAGGTTTTTTATACAATGACATATCTTACAATAATATAGGGGGTCAATTTTATACGAACGCGAATTTTGAATTAACGAAAATGACACGAGAATATGTTAAGTTACGTACTTGGGGTGTATCTTTCCTTCAATATGAACCAGAACAGGCACCCTTTCTTTATATAAAATATAAAGATCGTACATTTATATTTTCTTCAAAAACAACTAAATCGGGATCGGGTGTTGTTCAAATACAAGGTGAAGATAACCCGGATGAAATTGAAATTGCATACAACGTTGGTGTAGAACTAGTTAATAAATTACATGAAAATGGATACACTTTGGGTTTGGTTAATAAAAACGTAAACGCGAATAAAATTTCGGTAGTTTCTGGTAAACTGAAAGCATCGACGTGTCCCAAACCTAGAAGACCACCGTGTAAAGAAGGTTTTGAAACTAAGAAAAATCCACAAGGGTATGATTGTTGTTTCAAAAAACCAAAAAGGAAACCCGCTGTAAAGAAACAAACTATTAAAAAAACAAAAAATATGAGAATTACATATGATAAAGAGGGTATAATGAAAATAGGAGGATTAAAGTGTGAAAGACTTACCAAACCAGTATTACTTGAAGTTGCTAAGAAGTTGGGTGTTGTTGGTATCAAAAATAAGAATAAAAAGGATACTATATGTAAGGCACTTGATAAAATTGAAAAAGGTAACTCTAATTTTAAAATAGATAGTAAACTTTGTAAGGATATGAAAAAAGAACAACTCATATCGCTTGCGATATCCAAAGGAATACCAGTAAATGATTCAGATACTGTAAAAATATTGTGCCAAAAACTTCAAAAACCGAATTCGCCAAATACACCGAATTCACTCGCAAACGAAATGGAGAAGGTTTTATTAAATTCTCAGAAAAAAGAAAAGAGAAAACCTACTAATATAAGACGTAAACTCGATGATAAAGGTATAAAAAATGATATCATTAAACTTTACGGTAAAACTTGGATGAAAAAATACGGTAACGTTATGAATATTAATAAAAATGTAAAAGACGTTAAGTCTGAATTAAATAGAATGGAAATAAATAAACGATTAGTGACTAAAAATGGAGTACTAATGAAGCGCGAGGCAGATAAGATTAAGAAAGATATGGTATATAGGTTTAAAATGAATAAAAAAGAGGAATTAAAAGAATTGTTGATCGAGAAGGAAGCTAATAAAGTTTATGGCAAATTTGGTAAAAATGTGGTAAATAAAGTCGTTAGATTTATCATGTCTTTTCCTAAAACACCGGCAGTAAATAGTAATAGAGTTATTAATTATATTAAAATGACGAGAGAATTATCCCAACAAAAACCACTCCCGTTAAACAAGAAAAGAGTTGTACCACCAAAACCTAAAGTTGTACGAAAACCAAAACAAAAAGTTATTAAGAAAAAATCTTTACCTGTAAAAAATAAGGTAATTAGGCACCCAGTTTCTAAGCCTAACTCGAACTCGAACTCGAACTCGAACTCGAACTCAAATTCGAACTCGAACTCGAACTCGAAATCAAAACGTAAATCAAATAATAAAATACTTAATGAAATATATAAAAATTTCGAGAGTAAAGCATTAAAGAATAAAAGGTAATAAGTAAATATATAGATGGAAAACCCTCGTGTTTTATTAAACAATCATATTCATTCAATTAAGGGGTATGCAGACGATAATAAAAGATGGGATAATTATATAATTTCGTCTATTATAGAAGGAATAAACTATACTATAATGGATTACATT